CTGAGAATATGATTATTCGAAACGCTGAAAATGATTATGCTCTCGTTCATCTTCCATCTGCACCAGCATCATCTTCTCTTTTGGATTTCTTTCCAGAAGAAAAGCCTTCATTTTACAGTCGGAGTACTATTTTAGTGCATAAGACTCATGAAGGGAAGATTTTGCAATCTCGTCAAGCAATTAGATTTTCACCAGAACCTATTGAATATGAATCATCTTATTCTCAAGGTTGGTTTCGTGGAAATCGTAAATACACTCTTAAATCTAGTTTTAAATTTGATTTGGAGTTTGACTCTTTTGGAGGTCTTTGTGGTTCACCCTACATTGATACCGCTAAAGGAATCATTTACGGATTTCATGTTGCTGGTTTTAATACTGGTTGCAAGATTGGTTATGCCAATTGTCTTACTCGCAATATGCTTTCAAAGAGTCTTCAAGAATTAGAATTGTCTTCTAATTTCTTGATCACTCACTCTTTGGGGGAGTTGAAAGTTGATACTTACGGTACACCTTTTTCTCTTGTAGAGAAGAAGCCACTGTTTATGCGAGAAGATGGCCTCAAGGAGAAGACCACTATCTCTTATCTCGGTACCGTCTTAAATGATGGTCGTGAGATGTTGAGTAATGCTCGTACTCCTTACGTCAAGACTCCGTTCCGAGGAGTTAAGGACGAATTTGGCCCGAGTCTCCATCGTCCTCCTACACATGTTAATAGTGTAGAAAAGACTATGAAGACTCTTAATAAGCTGTGTGATCCTGTTCAGCATTATGAGATGGATACTCTCAATCGTGCTATCGAAGATTATGCAGCCCACACCACACCTTTAATATCAGAGGAATCTTCTAAATTCTTGCGTATTTATAGTACACAGGAAGCTTTAGATGGTACCAATGATGGTGTGATGGCTGGATTGCCCAATGATACATCTGCAGGCTTTCCACTTAACAAATCCAAGAAGCAATTCTTGGTACGCGATCCTTTTGATGAATCTCTTGTTCAAATTCCTCGTACTTTTAATGAGGAATGTGATATTCAATCAGAAGTTGATCGCATTATTGAGTGTTGGCGTAATGGTCAACGCTCTGAAGCAATTTTCAAGGCTAGTAGTAAAGTTAATGAACTATTACCCAATGAGAAAGCAGTAGATAAGGTTCGTAAATTTTACGGATCTCCTTTTGCTTTTTCGATTGCTTCACGCATGGCTCTTGGTGGTGTTCCAGAGTTTATGCGTCGTTACCAATGTGAAACCGAATGCATGGTTGGCATCAATGCTACCTCTGCAGAATGGACTGATTTCCACAAACATTTGACGAAGTTTGGAACTTCTCACATGATTGCTGGAGACTTTTCTGGTTTCGACACGCGCATGGCTGCTCAAGTTACCACAGCTGCTGCTCGTGTTATTACTAGTTGGTATAAAGCTGCCGGTTGTTCGAAAGAAGATCTTCTTTTGGTCAAAGGTGCTTTGTCTGATATTTGTCATCCAAATATGTTAATAGATGGTGATTTGTATCGTTTGGCTAACGCCAACCCATCGGGTAATCTTATTACTGTACAGCTCAATTCTGTTTGTAATTCGATTATGATGCGTTATTGTTATTATGCTATTAATCCTCGTGTATCGTTGCCTTTTGCTTCGAATATTGCACTTGGAACGTATGGTGATGATAATGCTATGTCTGTTAATCCCAAGTGTTCGTGGTACACCCATACCGCCTGTCAGAAAGCTTTTGCTGCGATTGGTATTGGTTATACTATGGCCGAAAAAGATGCAGATTCCATTCCTTATATCACAATTGATGAAATCTCTTTCTTGAAGAGAGGATTTGTCAAGCATGAAACCCTTGGTGTGATTGTTGCTCCTATTGAGAAAGAATCTATTACTAAGAAGTTTTATTATGTGAAGAAACCTGGAGATACGCCTCTAAGTGCTTCGGAACAGTTTGGAGCCTATTGCGATGGGTCCTTTCGAGAAGCTTATCTTCATGGAAAGAAATATTACGAACAATTTTCCACATCAATTCGTAATATTGTCAACCGGAATCCTGAGTTGACTGGTGTTGTTTCATTTATTCCTTATGATGAAATGACCCAAATTTTGCGTCCTTATTATAGTAAGGACTATACATCGATGAAGCAGCGGCTTTTTGATGTGGAGGACTTCTAATTTTAGAAGTTCTCACCAATTTACAGTATTCTTTATATGTTTCGTATACTATAGCTACGGCACACGAAAACTAGACTTACCACTGATTCGATATCGGAACGATCACCTGAGTTCTGAGAAACGCTTTGGTATTTGTTTTAATGGTGAACACTGTAGTAGGTTGATGCTCCTACTGCTTTTAATCATTGCATTACTATCTCACTAT